TCCGGTGGGTACTTGTGCCATGGAGAGGGCCTTTCAATGAAAAAAGCCCGCAGGCGCGGGCGTTGGGGATTGCCCTTTCGGGCGGAAGTGGGGTCAGCGGGCCGACCAGATGTAGAAGTCCTGGCGGGTGCCGCGCAGGTCGGTGTCGGGGTCCATCGAGGCGGTGAAGGCGCCCACCGGTCGAGCCTGGAAGTTGGTGGCGGCGATCAGAAGGGCCTCGATCTGCAAGGCCAGTGCATTGACCGCGATCCGCTCGGTGCCCCACACGCTGATCTGCATGCGCGCGCCGCGGATGTTCGGCACCAGGTTCTCGACGTAGGCCGGCGACGGGCCGCCCACCTGGGTGAACACGATGTATGGCGACTGCACACTCTCGGGCGCCTGGTCGGGGAAGACACGGCTGGCCACCAAGCCCTTGAGCGCGTCGAAGAGGTCGGATTCCATGCTCATTTCGTCGCAGCTCCTACCTTGTCAACCCACACCGCCTTGGCGATCTCCAAGGCATCCTTCCTGCGCGCCTCATAGGCCGGTCGGATAAAGGGGCTGGCAGGGGCGCGGCTGGTGCCGAACTCCACCATGAAGCCATAGGGCGCCTTCTGGTGGTTCCATGCGATGTGATAGGTCGCCTTGTCGTAGCCCTCGCCCTTGGCCTTGCTGTTGTCCTGCGAGAAGGCCTGGTAGATCGCATCGCGCAGATTCCCCGGTTGGAACAGGTACGTCACGCCGGTCTTCTTGCTGTTGCGACCGTAGAACACATGGGCCTCGGCAGACACCGGGCAGCGCAGACGGGCCTCGAAGTACAAATCCTCGGCGCCGGCCTGGGCCGCAGGGCGCACCGCATCACGCGAGGCCTGCAGGATGCGCTTGAGCTTGGCCTGGGCCTTGGAGTCGTCGAACGTGACCTTGATCGCGTCAGCCATTGATCACCTCGCACAGCAGGTCCATGGATTCGCGGTCGCGCTCGTTCGGCAGCACAGCCTTGATCTCGTAGACCTTGCCAGCGAACCAGACGCGCATCGCGGCGGTGATGTTCGTGCGGCGGCGCACGCGGAAGTTGACGGTCACGACGGACACGTCCTGGTCGGCGCGCATCACCTGCTTGCCGCTGCGGTGGGTCACCTCGGCCCACAGATTGGCCACCTCGGTCCAAGTGTTCACCGGCTGGCCGATGGCGTCCTGGGTGGTCGCCTGCTGGCGCACCGAGATCTTGCGATTGCGCTTGCCCGGCTCGTCCATCACAGCCTCATGATCCGGTAGGTGTCCAGCAGCGCATCGGCGAACTGGTGGGGCACGGCCGGGCGCTCGCCAGAGCGGTTGCGCACGGCGTACATCTCGCCAATGGCCAGCAGAATCCACTGGGTCAGCGGCTTGGGCACGCTGGCCGCCGTGCTGCCATAGCCGGCCGTGTAGGTCACGGTCACGGCGTTGATTCGGTCCTGCGTGTCGGGCCAGGCCTTGCCAGGCGCCGGCACCAGGTAGCCCGGCTCGCTCACCGAGTCCAGCAGGTAGTCGGCGGGGTCCAGGGTCTGCTCCACGCCTTCCATGTCTAGGTACTTCACGCTGGCCACAGAGATCACCGGTGGGCGGTGCAGCACGATGGCGTCGGGGAACGAGTCCAGCGTCAGCTTCCATTCTGTGCTGATCAGGGTGCGCTCAATGCGTTCCTCGCACGCGGTGCGCGCGGCGGTGATCAGGCTGGTCACGTAGTCGTCAGCGACCCCGGCATCCTCGCGGAGGTGCTCCAGGGCTTCGGCCAGCGTCACCGGCTCTTGAGCTGGTGCGCCTGAGCGGCGGGGGTAGGTCATGGCACCAGTCCTTAGGCAAGCAGGTAGCGATCAACCACCGGTTCCAAGGCTCCGGCAATCAGGCCGAACAGCGCGGCAGAAGGGTGCAAGCCATCGGGATAGTTCGCAGCGACGTTGGCCGCAATGACTTCGGGGTAGCTGTCCAGCATCACAACCGAATCGGCGCCCACCGGGTTTCCGCGCAGCAGATCGCGAAGCTGCGGCAGCTTGGTGTTTGCGCCATTGACCGTGCTTGTGGTGGCCAGCTCTCCCAGCACGATGACCTTGTAGCCAGCGCCCTTGAGATCGGCCACCAGAGCGGCCATTTCCGTCACCACCTGCTGGGGCGTCTGGTTGCCGACGATGAAGTTGTTGACGCCAGCAAAGATGATCGCGATGTTCTTTCGACCGGTGCGCACGATGGTCTTGGCGGTCGGCGCCATCGTGGTCTGCGCTTGGCTGATCGTGTAAGACCCATTCGACAAGTTCACCACCTCGGCGCGCTTGCCCAGTCGATCGGCCAATTGAATTGCGACCGTGCGGAAATATTTTGCAAAGGCGCCAGCAGGACGGGAGTCACCCAGAATCACAACTCGATCCAGAACCTGGGGTGCCACATCGAAGCGTGCGTAGAAGCCGGTCTTGATTACCTCAATCTGCGCGTCCGTCACTGCCGTGTTGCAGATGGCAATCCCAAAGAATCGAACCGGAATGCGCCGGATGTTGGTCCCGTTGTCGCTTCCGATCCAACCGCCGGTCAAAAGCGATGCGTCGGACAGGTTGCTTCCAGACCCGCTGCGCTCATTGGAAAACGCCTTCAAGGTTGCCCCAGAACTCACTCCGGCAACCATCAGCCCACTTGGCATTGGGACTTTTTGAGTCGGCGCCCATCCTCCGCCAGTAGGGGTGTGATTCACCAAAATAGAACCATCCACAGCAGGCAACCAAGATGCCGTCGGGTTCGTGTTTCCTTGCGAATCGCCAAGTGTCAGGATAATGTTGTTGTAGTTGTCGGCGCACGCATTGACTGCCCGACCCAATGCGAATGCAGACCAGTTGTTCCGGTTGGCAGTCAGCGTAGTGGGAATGCGAAGCTGGCGCGCAATGTTGTCAGTGTTGTCGTAGTCGCCAGTGACCACGAAGCGCCCGGCCAACTCGTCCCAGTCCAGCAGCGGTGCGGCATAGGCGGCATCTTTAACGATGTGGTTGCCCAGGCCGGTCTGGTCGTAGATCTGCGTCACCGTGGCCTTGGTGTTTGCATCAGCACGCGCCAGCAGGCCGAGCACCTTGTCGGCGTCCAACTCACCACCGGACAGGATGGTGATGGTCTCGGTCACGTCTGCGCCTCCAACCTTCACGGTCACGTCAATTGCGTTCCCGACATAGCCGGCCTTCATGGCCACGGTGCCACCGGCGAAACGACAGTTGGCGCCCATCACGTTGGCGATGTGACCACCCTGGCGAGGCTGGCGCACCCACAGGGCCGAGGTATTCGACGGGGCAGAGGCCGGCTTGAAGATCGAGCCGCCGTGCTGCCAGAGAGAGGACGCCGAATAGCCGACCGACGCATTGTCGGATGGCTTGGGCAGTCGATCTCCAGCTTCTTCTTCGCCGATCAGAGCAATCTCACGGGGAGCTGAATCACCAGCCAAAGCAAAAGGTCGATTGCTCGACTGGTCAATAAATAGCTGAACACCCGATCCGCTGGACTGCAAAAATAGACCAGTCTGCAAAAGAGCATTTGCCTCGGCATCATCACGCTCTTCCGACTGCCCACGGCTCCACACGCTCTGCTTACCGGTGATTGCCAGCTCGGGCCAGCGGTCCTGGCCGCCGATGTATTTGATCGTCTTGCTCATGTGGCACCTACGGGTGTTGGTTGTGAATCGCTCTGGCATGCGCCCTTAAGACGCATGGCGCAGCAATCAGCCTTCGGTTTTCTTCGTCGGCTTGGTCTTGGCCGGCGGTTCGGCGTCCGTCTGATGGGTTTCTGTCTTCTCCGGCTGGGCAGGTTTGAACAGCTCGGCCCAGCCTTCAGCCAAGGCGACTTCGGCGCATTCATCGGTCAGATAGACCGGATCATCCGAGGCCACGAACTCTTCAACCTCAACGCCGCGGTGGGCAAAGAGGAAGGTTTTCTTGATGAGGTACATGTGAGGCTCCAATAAAAAGCGCCCGGGTTTAGCCGGGCGCTTCTGGATTGATGGATCAGGCGGCAGCGAACTTCACCAGCTTGATCGCCTCGCTGTTCACCACCATGCCGCCGACGCGCTTGGTGGTGTAGAAGCCCACATAGGGCTTGTTGGTGTAGGGGTCGCGCAGCATGCGAGTGCCGATGCGATCCACGATGGTGTAGCCGCGACGGAAGTTGCCGAAGGCAATCGACAGGCTGCTGGCAGCCTTGACCGGCATGTCTTCGGCTTCCACCACGTTGTAGCCAACGAGGTTCAGGCCAAGGCCGTTGTCGGTCAGACGCGGCTGCCAGAGGTACTGGCCAGACGTGTCCTTGAACTTCATCACTTCAAACATGATGGCCTTGCCCATCATCCAGACCGACCCAGCGCGGTAGCCGGCTTTCATCTTCGCCACCACGTCGTAGAAGATGTCAGCCTTGTTCGAGGCAGCAAAGTCACCAGCCACGCCAGTTGCGATGTGCTCCAGGGTGCCGAAAGCACGCGAAGAGTCAGCGGTAGCGGCAGTGGTGTAGGCCAGGAAGCCCTTCGGCTTGTTCGTGCCGTTGCCAGACACGAATGCGGAACCCTCAGCCACGGCGAACTCTTCGGCCAGTTGCGCGGTCACTTCAGCTTCGACGTTGAAGAAGATGTCGTCCAGTGCCTGCTGGGTCACCTGGGGGTTGGCGTAGAGCTCACCCATGAACGGGGTCACTTCGGCCAGTTGGCTGGTGTTGGTCGCCGGGCGGGCGGCGGTTTCACCGACCCAGCCAGAAGCGATGCCGTTCACGTTCACCAGCTTCTTGTAGTCGCTGGTGCCAACGGTGATGACGTTGGCGACCTGGCGAACGGGCGAAACGTCGCGCATCAGTTTCTCGATGGAACGATCCAGCTCTTCCGGAACGGCATAGCCGCCGTCGGCAGGGGTGCCGATGGACATGGCCTTGGATTGCAGCGACTTCAGCTCGGCCGAGTCCTCGCCTTTGCGGACGAAGCGGTCGAAGAAGGCGGCTTTGTAGGCGGCCTTGTCAGGGTTACCTTGCGAGCCAGCGCCGAACAGACCGGCGGCGTTCTGCTTGGCTTCCAGGCGCTCGATTTCCTTCTTCAGGTCCAGCGCCTTGGCGATGTCGGCTTGCACGGAAGCCAGCTTGGCCTCCATGTCGCCGGTAGCCTGGCCCTTTTCGACCTTGGCCAAGCGATCGTCATTGATCTTCTTGAAGTCCTCGAAGCCCTTGGTCAGTGCGGTCAGCACGTCTTTGATTTCGGTGGTCATGGCAATTTCCTTTTTGAAATGAAAAACCCGCCAGCGGCGGGTTGTTGGCGGGAGTGGGATGGGTCAGGTGAAAAGAGCCGACAGCCTGCTCAGGCCGGCGGCAAGATCGCCCTCCGCATCGGAATCACTCCGACCGGCAAGGGACTTCTGGAGCGCATGCAGTCCAGGCAGCAGGTCACCAGCTGCGTCGGAATCGCTCCGGCCAGCCAGTGACTTGATGCGCGAGACAAGCGCGACAGATTCGGTTTTGCTGAGCCCGTGGGCCTCACGCAGATGGCGCTCGACATCGGCCAGGGTTTCCATAGCCGAGTAAGCGCCCTTGATGTCAGTAACCGATGCAGAAGGGTTCATCGGGAACGTCACGATGCTGCCCTCATACAGGTCCAGCTTCTTGATAGTGCGAATTCCGGTCACGCGGTCGTAGCTGTCATCCCGGTTCACGTAGCCGATGCTCATGCCGTTGACGGCCTTGGCGCGCATGAGTGCGCGGGCTTCCTTTGCACGAGGGATGTCTTCGACCAAGAGCTGGCCCTTCACCCACAGGCCAACCGAGTCCTCGCGCATCTCCAGGAACGGGCCGATCGGCTCGCCGGTACGGTGCTGCCACAGAACTGGCGGGAGCGATCCCTTGGCCTTCCAGGCTTCGAGGGTTTCAGTGAACGCGCCAGGAGAGACGATGTCGCCGCCTTGATCGACATTGCCGAAAACCGACAGGTAGCCGGTGAAGATGCCAGTTTCCTCAACGGCCTTCACCTCAAACGGGCGGCTGATGTACTTGATTTCCATTTTCTTGGCCTTTCAGGCTTTGGGGTCGTTCGTGGCGCTGGTGACCATGTTCGATGGCGTCAGCGGCTCATCCAGGCCCTCGATGGGGTTTCGATCCAGCATCTCGCGCCCTTCGTTTCGGGTCAGCACGCCACGCTCAATCAACTTGGACAGGTATTCGGCGGTGTCCTTGAGGCCGCCACGCAGCATCCCGGAAGGCTCCAGCAGGGTGTAGATCCCGGACAGGCGCTCCTGATCGCTCAGCAGATCGCAATCGGCGCTCTGCTCGACACGTTCAAACCACGGCATCAGGGTGTGCACCAGGTGAGCGATGAACATCTGTTCAGCGCTGGCATAAGTGGACGCCTTGTCCTGCTGCATCACCATCACCGGAAGCACACGGAAGGCGCGGCAGACCTCCTCCACCTGATGGCGGCGGGTCTCCAAATGCTGTGCATCTACGCCGCTCATGCTGAACGGCTGCCATTTGGCACCACGGTCAAGGATGAACGGGACGCCAGCCTTTGCCGCTCCGGCAAACTCCTTCGCAATCCACTCTTTGATCTTTCCGTACTGCTCAGTGGAAAGTGATCCATCGACGCTGTAAGCCCCTGAAACCTTCACGCCGTTAGCATGAAGATTGGCTTGGGTCTCTTCGGTGGCCATCGCCAGCCCAATCGCCTCGCGCGCCAGGCGAATCAGCGGCAGGGCCTCGGTTCCAGTCCAGCTCGGGCCAGCAATACGCCACACGTCACCGGCCTGCAAAGTTCGTGTCGCACCAGACTTGCCCTTGACCGTGTAAACGAAATCACCCGCATCAGTGACTTCCTCCTTCACAGCATGGGGGTCAAGAAGGATCAACTCCGCCACGCGGCCCTGCGATCCAACACGACTCTTGAATGCGTAAGCGCAGCCTTGGGGGCCAAGCAGAATGTGGAAAATCAAGGTCTCGCGGAACGCGAAAGACGTCTGCCAGCGATTTGGCTTTCGGTGCAGCAAGTCCCACATGGGGTGCTTCTTGAGCGGCAAACGAGTGCGCCCATCCGGGCTCTCCTGCATCACCAGCCACGGAACCTGGGCGAGTCCCTCGGCAATCGCCCGAACGCAACCCAACACCACAGACACCTCAAGCGCCGTTCTGGTGTTGACGCTCGCGCCGCTCTTGGTCGCACCGCCGCCAAAAACAGAGGCGAGCAATTGGGCCAACGTGGTAGAGCTGAACGGCGTCAGCCCGCTCTTCCTGCCAATGAGTCGGTCGAAGAATTTCATGCGGTTTCCCAGAACGACTTACCGGCTCCAGCCGGGTTCAGTGCCATCAGAGACACCGCGTTGAACA